TCAAAAGCCATTGAAGCACCGGCTCCAATCAGACCAATTCCTGCGCCAATCATAAGCAGAGCACCGCCCAAGGCTAATAAAGGACCAGTGCTTAAAACCGCTGAAAGTGCCAAGCCTGGTAGGGCAACGGCTAGAGCGCCGAGTCCGGCAGACATTGTAACCATAGCAAGACTAGCACCAATCATTTGCTCTACGCTTAGTTCCGCAAAGGCAGCAACAAAATTGCCCATACCTGTCGCTGCCAAATAAATTCCAGCACCAACCATAAGGACAGCAGCACCCAGGGCAAGCATTTGTATAGCAGCGCCAGCCGCAGCAGAACCGGAAAGTGCAGTTGCTCCAGCGCCTCTTATTTTAGACTGAGAAAGTATATCCTCGGATTGAGATTTTGCTATATCGCTGCTAACTTTAGCTGGGGTTTTTGCTATGTCTTTATCCTCTTGTACACTGGCAGCAAAGCCCAGCAGATTCTTTATTTTTTGAATAGCATTGCGTGCCATCAAAGCAGCAGTTTCTCTCTTCGTCATGACCAGACCCAACTGCTCAGTGGTAAGAAGTGCCATTCTTATTTTTTGATAAGTAACATAGACTCCAATAAGCCCTGTCAAAAGAGCAATTAGGTGGGGTATAGGCCCCATTGCTAGAAGACTGGCAATACCTGCAATGATGGAGAAGACAGGACCAAAGGCAACTAAAAGCCTGTCAGCGACGGCTGCTAGTTTATCTTGCGCAGCGGTCAATCTCTCTGCTCGCTCTCTTGCGTCTTCTTGGTCCTTGATATATTGTTGATACTTAATAGGATCCCCAAAAAGTTTAGATGCCATATCTACATCTACGCCCATCATCTCTGCGACAGCTTGCTTCTGGCGGCGATCCATTTGATCAAAATTCTGACCGCTTACCGCAAACTCTTGCCGTAGCATCTTAATACGTTCTTCGTGGGTTGCGCCCAGCATTGCAACAGAATTAATTTGCAGTCCTAGTTGAGCGTTTAATTTACCTGCCATATCAGCGGCACCCTCGAAGGTGTCAAAAGCTTCCCCTATCTCAAATGCTGCCTCAACACTAATACCAAGTGAACGTGCTTGCTCTGAAAGTAAATCAAACTGTTTTTTACCTTGTTTTCCGAAGCGAGCCAGCTTTGGTCCAAGCTTCGTAAAATCATTTGCTACCTGAGCCGTTGGCAACCCAAGACTTTGAGCAAGTGTGTCAAGGTCTTCAACTGCTGCCCTAGCACCTTCAGAACCTAAGCCCATACCACGGTCCAGAATATCAAACGCTTTACCAGATACGTCGGCGGCGACACCAAGTCTTTCCAAAGTAACAACAGTCTCTGCTGCCGCTTCTCGTGCGGCTGAGTTTAGTCCGATAAAGCCACTGTATTCAGTGTTTAGGGCACCAATTGCTTTTGCAGCTTGCTCGGTTGTAACTCCAAGGGAATAATTCTCGGAGACAAGGCTCTTCATTTGAGTAACGCTTTCTTGTCCGAGTCCCGTATTTATCTGCACTGCCTTCGATGCAGCGTCAAACTTCATTCCAATATCTGTAATTTGTTTTGCCATTTGAAAGCCGCCAGCAGAGAAATTAGCAGTTTCCATACCGGCTGTAGAAAGAACAGAACCAAATGAGTTAATAGCAAGTCCAGCAGCGTATGATGAGTCCGTGAGCTTGTTAACTTTTAGACGGAGTTCTGCCAATCGCTCGTCTTGAACAAGAGCGATCTTGTTGAACCTTAGAACATTATCGCCAACTCCTATGATTGATTCATCAAGTTTTTCGGCTGCCTCGGCGCCGGCGCTCTTAGCTATAATGTCCGCTTTTGATATTTCAACTTGTTTGAGTTGTATCTCTAACTGTCCGGCAAGAACTGTATTGCCTTCACCCTTAGCTTTAGCAAGTTCTCTCTCGGCAGATATCTGACTCTGGATAATCGCACGATACTGATCTGTAAGCGTGTTAATGTTTTGGTAAGAATTAAGCTGATCTCGAAGAGCGCCAGATATCTCTTCAAGCTGCGCACGGTTTAGTCCGCCCTGCTCGTTAAGATCTTTATCTAGCTGGAGTTGTCGCTCTTTGGCCTCTCGTAGGCGTTCTCGTGCTTCTTCTTCTTTTGCTAATTCTTCTGGTGTTTTATCTTCAGCCACAGCTTAAGGTCCTATGGGTTTTTGATAGGCCAGTTAATCCTTGCCTCTCGCTCAAATCTTTTAATTGCTATATCAAGTTTTGATTTTTGTTTATAAGTCATTGGATCATCAAGACCATATTTCTTAATATAATCCATATATCTTTTTTCATTCACCAGGGCATCAGTGAATCGCTGAACCTCAATTCTATTGCCTCGGACCTTCACCGGAATCCGCCTACCTTTGTACATTTTTGATAGTAAATATTCAATCCAGGCAGCGAAAACGTGAAGGATGTTTTCGTCAAGCTGACCCTTACGAGCAGCGCCAAGATCGAATACTAATTCTTTTAGTTGGTCTTCAGTAAGCATAGAGATTCCCCAGCAATATACACGTTTGCCTAGTAAGTAGGTTGTAGTTCACTATTTTAATGATATTTAGCGACTTCTAGTTTTCGCTTTTCGCATCGCATCTTCGTGCGATTTAGCTTCTCTTTCTTTTTGGTTCACAAGGCGTCGCAAGAACCATCTTCTTAATACAATTGGCAAGTTGTAAGCCTCAAAAAAGCTCCAGCCGCCATAATACTTTAGATTAAAAAATTCTTCGTAGATTGATTCAGCGTATTCGTCACTTAGGCCAAAAAAAGTCCGCATTAAGCGGCACCTCCAGTACCGACGTCGTGCCGCATTCCACGCAGTCAAAATCTTGCTTCATAACGACGTTAGGAGTAACTTTTTCCATAATAGTTCTTAAGTAGCGAGAATCTCTAGCCGGCATTGCCGCAATAAACTTGGCTTTTGTAAAATTATCTTTGTCGCCGTTAACAGAAACAATCATTAATCCCAACTGTGTTGTTAGAGTTTTTGATGCTTCATTCTTACGGTCCTTTCGGAGTGCTTTTTTTGCGATAGAGGTTTCGTCGCCACCATTAAGCATCCGACACTCAAGCGTCACTTTTGACATCGGAAGTGTCACTCTAAATGTATTGCTTTCAGTTATTTCAACCTCTTCTTGCTCTAGTGCATTCTCAAAATCAACATGTCCTAGTCCTTCTAGGTCAAAAGAATGTTCACTGGGCTCAATGCAGTTAGGGCATACTACTCGTGTTTCATATTCTGAGCCGTATCCTGTAGTCCTCGCCTTTACGAGAATCGCATTCTTGTCTCCGATCAAAAGATCATTAAGTTTAACTCTTTGATCTATAATCAAGTTCTCTAGAACTCGATCAATGGCTACACCCTTCTTGAGAAGAGCACGATCCGTTAGAATGTCCTCTTCTTTTGCGGTCATATATTTTATCTCCACCGTTGTCTCATTGTGGAGAGGGTGTCCCGGTGGGTAAAACTTACCTTTACTTGGTAATTCTACAAATTCTGTGGGCAATGCCCAATTAAACTGCGAACCTGCCGCAGATGCAGCAACAGCCGAAGTCCCCTCGTCCTCTGGAGTTGGGGAACCCTCGGCTGCACTGAAGCGTCCTTCATTTCTGCTCATATTTTAAAACCTTTCTTAAGAAACAATTGTCGGATGTTTAGCCTGATTGTGTCTTCTGTGCCCAATCAAATGAGATTTCCATTGAAAGCTCAAGCATTTCATCCGATGTATAATCTAAACTACCACCGTAATCCACATTTGTTAAGAAAGCATTACGGAGAGTCCATTCCTCAATGACCATTCCGCTGCCATCCATCAACTGTAGTTGAGGGTCGCCACCAAAAGCATCACTAAATCCTTGCTTAGAAAGAGAATTAGCAGTCAAGCCTGGGGACTCATCGGGAAAGAAATATCCAGCAACTCTAAAGTAATCATAGAGTAAGTCTGTTGGGTCTTCAATTCCCTGAGATGGAGCGACCATCGTTACCGTAATCGGGTCCCAAGTAACACGACCTGGGAACTTAAAATTGTAATCAAAGTAGCTATGTTCTATTGTGGAAACATTTGCCTTGGGCATTGTTGCCGTTTTGACATAGTACTCCGCCACATCACCTAGCTTAAGTTTAAACTTAAATCTTCTTTTTGGATCAACTCCGGCTTGAGCCCAACTGATTGCCATTTTTATATTTCTCCCTTAATAAGTAGCTATGAAACTAAATTTTAATCCTCAAAACTCGCACCACTGTTTGTAACAACAAAGTCAATGGCGAAGAATTCAACCGCACGAGTCGGCTTAACCAACAGCTTGGCATAAATGACGTTTTGGTCAATTAGGTCAGGAGTCGTTGTCGTCTCGTCGAGAACGAGGCGGAACTCATCAATTCCGAACCTAGACTTAACATCATTAAGCACAACAGAAGCTTGGCGTCTGAACCTGTCCCAAGTTGTTTGGACATTGGGATCAAACAAGAGTCTTGAAGCAATGAATGAAATCTCACGCTTGAGATAGATCATCAGGCGACGAACATTAATTCTGTCAAGCGCCGAAGCTGTCTGCTGGAGGGTTTTTTGTCCGAAGACCACAATTCCTTCAGCGGGGAACTTAGCGATTGGGTTAATGTTTGCCTCATAAAGGTCATCTCTGTTATCTTGTGTATATTTTCTAGAAACATCCAACACTGGCAAGCCAGCAGCACCCTCTGTAAGACCACCACGGGTGAAGCCTGCGGGGGCGAACCAAGGACCCTGCTTCTTGTCTGTGCTTGAAAGCACCCCAAGAGCAACTACCGAAGGCGGTACCCACACGCTTCTTGCGTTAATGTTATCTTGGATCATAACCCAAGGTGCATAAGCAGCAGCATAACTGTTATTGATATTTCTATCTTTAAGAGTATCGGCAGCTTGCTTAACCGTTGCAGCGTTTCTTGCAGAAACACTTTGTGTTCCTTCAGAGTCTGGCGTGTAAATGTTATCAATGTCAATGATTGCCAAAGAATCTGCACGATCCTCCGTAACATCAATCAAGTGTTGAGTAACATTGTTCTGAATGATGCCAGGCAACGTGACAACGTTGTACTGTGCGTCCTCTGGATCAGAAACAATATTAATTGCTCTCTTCAGAGTATGCAACTGATAAGAAGTCTTTTCATTTGTTGCCGAACTGAACCCTGTATTTCTAAAGGGGTCTTTCTCAGTAACATCGAAGCCTTCAAAGCCGCCGTGTAGGACCGTTGTAAAACGATCTAGTCCGGCAGCAAGAGATGCCGAGTAAGATGTCTGCGCAGCGGTAAAGCTTTGGTTAGCTGTGCCAACCAACTGACGAGATCCAGAAACAAACTCGAAGCCTTCGCCGGCTGATCCTGAAAGATCATCTAAGGAGAAGTGCCAAGAGATGACCAAAGGATCATCTTGTGCTCGGTCCTGAGTTGGACTTGATTGAAGATCGTGAGCAGTGCTGGCTGGGTTTGTTTGCAAGCCTTTTGGACGAACTCTGACCATATCAAGAACAGCCGGGTTAAATGTGACGTCTCTGGTTGTCTTGCCAGTCCAAGCTCCCCAATATGTGTATTCAAGGTTCTTGGGAGTTCCCCAAGAGTCTTGCTTACGAAGAGGGACAGACGGGAAGATCACAGATGCAGTCAAGCCACCCTGTGCCCCAAGTCCAGCGAGAAGTCCGGGACCAGCAGCAGCGCCGTCGCCGCCACCATCGGCAGCATCGTATCCGCCGATATGACCAAATCGTACACCGTCGCCGCCGTCTAGCATCGAGGCAATTTGCCCACGAGACATACTGAGGTTCGTTGCACCGATGACACCATTTCCGGTTCCAGAGACACTTGGAGTACCACTTGAGGCACTCAAAATTGAGACCGAGCGGTAAGTAAGAGGTCCAAAGACACCGAAAGGAAGAAGTTCTGGTGTTGTTGCACCAGCTTCTACATCACCGTCCATTTCAACACGGACATACTTGGACTTGTTGTTGTACTGTCCATATTCTCTATTTCTCTTTTCAGTTGAATCATAATCAACAAACTTATCACCAATTTTTCTGGCAAGATAGTTTTGAGAAGCAGGGTTTAGGTTACAGTTATCGTATCTCTCCAGGATAACTGGCTTGTTATCACTGTCTTGAAGATCACGAATAATGACACTGAAAGTTCCAAACTGCTCAAAGTCTCCACGAGGAGCTTTAATTTTCTCGATTGATATCTTGACAGTGTTTTGCACCCACTCACCAGCAGTTAACGCCTCAAAGCGGAAAAGTTTCTGCTGAAGTGTTGCATCATAAGTTGCTGCTGCATCACCTTGTGCAAGCTGTTGCGAGAAGTAATGACCTGTAGTGCCTTTAGTGGCACCAAACTGGAAGTCATTTGCTACTTCAGTAATAGTCTGCTGGTTACGAAGGGGGAGGATTGCAGCCCAAGCCTTAGTATCCGCCACGGCAGCATTGCCAGCCGCACCAGAAGCTACTAATTCACCCATCGATGCCTGCATTCTTGGTCCGAGGGCAGTCTCAAAGGTTTCACCGAGCCACATTCTTCCGCCTTGACTGGAGGATGCTGTGCTGCGACGAGTAATGTCTTCGTTTGTTACCGTTGGATTAGTATTGAGAACGTTACGGATAAAGTTATTCTTGTTAGAGTTCATGCTAACTGTAACTTTCTCAAGGGCTCCAAAGGTTCCGTTCTTAGACACCAACAAGTCAATGTCGCCATTAGTATTTGTTGTGTAAAGCTCAGAAACAGATGCTGTTACTTGAGTATCTCCTCTTGTACCAGACAAAAGAACACGTCCAGCAGCGTTGTAAAATATGGCAGCAAGAGCACCAGTCACTGCTGCTCCCTGCCCTACAGCCGAGTTGAGTGTACCTGAAGGCCATAAGAAGAGACCAAAGGCACCACCAGCGGCAGCATCACTACTAAGAGTACCAGCTTTGTATCCGGCAAACCCTGTCGTGACGTTAGGGTCTTGAACACCCACTGTACGCATAAATGTAAGAGGTGTGCCATTTCTTAACCAAGCTTGAGCAGCATATGGTCCATATGTTGCACCTAGCGTATTACCATATCTAGAAATGTCTCCCGACTCGTTACCAGCTTGGGGATTGCCAAACAGATCAACAAAATCAGAAAAAGAACTTACAGTTTGAGGCACCATTGCTGGTCCTTTAACTGCTCTACCAATAACCATAGGTCCAACTCCTGCTGGGGTGGCAGGTAATTGACTATTGTCTATCTCATCTACGAATACACCGGGTGAAATAAACTTGAACTTGCTTGTGGGATCATTCGCCATTTTTTCTTTGTTCTCCTCTTAAGCTAACAAATTATTCAATCGTTACGCACGATTGCTAATAATAAATAGTAACGCAAACCTCTAAACTCCTTGCAGTTTAAGGTCTGTACTTATCTTTTCGTCCAGCCTGAAATTCTGGTTCCTCATCTAACATAGATCTTTCTCTAGAAAACCTTATTTTTGCTGCATTTTGGCGCTTTACTGTAATAGGGGTGTTTTGATTGTCCCTATCACCAACTAAATAGCCAAGAACCTTTAGTGTTAGAGTTGTCTTAAATATTCTTTCTGTAACGTCTAACCCGTCGGCTTTAAAGTCTATAGTGTAGTTTGGGTCCAAGAAAGCTTCGTATGAATTTCTTTCGTGAGACACCTTAAAAACACTTGGATCGCCGGTAAAGGTGTGAAATTTTGTCAATATCTGATTCATCTGTTGTTGGTATTCAGTCACAATGTCGATTGCATAGGTCATTTCTACAAACGTAGGCATTGGAATAAGAAGTGTCTCATAAACAATATTTTTGTTTTTGCCCGGAAAGGTTTGGCGATTTTTGTTTTGTCCACCAGTAGATTTACGAATAGCGTTTGCATTGGCAAACTTTTGTGTCTGTTCTTGTTCAACCTGGCGAGCAATAGCTATAGAACCACCCCTATCATAGTAATCAAAGTACGGAGGAACATTAAGTCCGTAGATTCCTTTGTTTGCAGGGTTCTGCACAACACTATTCTTGTTTATCGAAATCAACGGGTATATCAAAGTTCTTCCGTTAGGTCTCAAACCGGGATCATTCTTAATCTGGTAAGCTCTTTCGGGCAAAGAATACAGAACTGGCACCTTCTCCCATCCTTCGTTTGTGTCTACAGAGATATTTAATTTTTCGTCTACAAATTTATATACAGCAAAATCTATATCTTCTATTTTTGAAGGAGATAAAGAATATGATGCACTGGGTTGAACGTTTACGGGTGTTCTAATCGGCATTGAATAATCCTCTTCTGGCTTGTTTGCCCACTAGGGTTACTTCCATCGCTGTTTCGTCATTTGTAAATGCACTGTCTTGTCCAAAAATATAACGAGGCTCAAAAAGGTCCACTATTTCAAAATACATCTCATCATATTGCATAAAGTCACCAAGTCGAGTGAATAAGTCTTGGTCTTCAACAAGTCTTCTCTTGTGCGTGTGTACATTTATATTATACACATTATCAAAACCATATTTCTGCTGAACACGGTCTGAGCCGACATATTCAACCAAAGCATATACTCTTATGGGCGGAAGAAATGTTTTATTTATAGCTTCACCATAGAGTGGGTGAAAGTTTGTTCTCTCCATATCTATAGGATAGTATAATACTTGCTGCCCAACAATCTTCTCAACAATTTCATCATTTATTTGTTTGACAAAATTCCTCTCAGCCTTTCCTACGAATAAAGGAGGTGGCGGAGAGGTTGGTTGTGTCCAGGTGTTTCTCTTATCTGCCATTTACTTAACCCACATAAATGCCGTGTGGAATAGTTTTGAAAACAGTGTTAATACTTTCTTGCATCGCTGCATCCCCCTCGGCAAGCTTACCATACACCATTTCATCCAATACAGTCTTTAACTCTTCTCTAAGTGTGGTCTGTTCTTCTTTGGCCTCAGACAATAACGCAGACCCATTGAGTGTTACGTCGTTCCCCGGTATCGGAATTGAACCAAGTTTTGATCGGACTTGCCCCAAGACCTCTTTAGAAAGTGCGAGTGCGAATCTTCTAATCCATTGCTTCCCTATGCTATTAATATTTTCATAAGGAATATTTGGAAACGGCAATGCATTCATATTATTAACACCATCGGCACCATATTTTCTATCAGCCTCTTCGTCGAAGGCATCTTCAGCCGTTCTGAACCTAACCCAAAACTTGTCTGGATTGGTACCGTCTGGCGTGGGATAGATTCTTAGTTTATTATTATTAATCTCAAAAGAATAATGAGAAGCTCTAACATTCATATCTTCTTCATAGGCGTAGGCTTGCAAAACATTTTGCCAGGAAGGTACTATTTGAAAGGTAGAATCATCAGCATACATTCCGTAAGTTGACATATTTCCAACCGTACCAATTGCGCTTCCACCAAAAAATCGCCAGGACGCCCTAGGTGTTTTATAATATACCTCATGAATTGTTATTGAACTAGACCCAATCTTATTATAATAAGGTTTATCTGATTCTAAGGACGAACTATAGATTATAGCCTGTAGATCATAATCCTGAACATCTCTTGATGCAGAGAAAGAAGCCGAGTATATTGTTTGTGTGGCTCCAATAGAAGCATGCAGTCCTGCACCTCGACCAATATGGGTAGCATACCCAAGTTGAAATCTAGGGAATTTTAAATTTGCCTTTGTTTGATATGTCCCACTCAGTTCACCGTCTTGGTCAAATGTTCCTGTGGTATTACCTAACATATCAGATAAAACATTCTTTGCCTGGTGAGTATTAACAAGATAAGAATACTCTAGGCAAGCTTCTTCGTAAGCATTATAAACATTATCTGGCTGTATTTCTAGATCTAGAACGTTACCGCCCAATTTATTATAAACATATGTAACTTGATCTACAGCACCACTAATAAAGCTTTCAGAGCCGCTATAAATACCATATGCTAAGACTCCAGCAACGTCAGAGTGAGTTCCTGTTGAGGGCAGCACTAGGGCGCTCGTTTGGCTTGAAGGTTGTAAGTTTACAGGCATTAAAGAATCCTCATAGATGTATTTTAAGACACTTTGTCTTAGTAAGTAGTTTTAATCTAAATTGACAGCATATAAAAACAAAAAACCTCGCCACTAGGACGAGGTTCTCTGCGTTGTTATTCAACCTGTAGCTAATTTACATTAGCCAGCGAGATCGTAGCACACAACAAGACCGTACATATCAGGACGGACCATCTTCTTCGCATAGCGAGTCATCACACCCTTGCGAGGCACGAAGTCTTCGGTACCGAAGATAGTTGGTGTCACCTGAAGAGGTACATACGGAGCATACACATAGCCGCTTTCTAGGAAGCTAGTTCCCTTGCGTCCAACCAAAACGACGTTTCGGATGAAGTAAGGATCAACATAGATGTCCATCTTACGACTTAGCGAGCCAACGGCAACCGCTCCCCACGAACCTTGATCATCCTCGGGCTTGACGCTAGCCTTGAACCCGGCGGTGAACTCAAGCAACGCAGCAACTTCAGGAGAGCAAACAACAAAGTTTGCGCCGCCACGAAGGGTCTTGCGGTGCATACGAGCACTTAGATCGTTAATGGTTTCGAGAAGAGTCTCGTACCACTCGGAAACCGTACCTGT